AAACGGAACATTTGTGTTGTCCTTAACAATATCCAAAAAATGAGAAACATTAAAAGTGTCAGTGAATGATTTGTGATAGAGTATTAAATGTTTATTAAAATCAGAAATAAGATTATTTTTAATATGAACAGTTTTATGAACAGAGAGAAGAAAATCAGTATTATTATAAACAATAAAAAGTTTAAAAATATGCGAAGGAGGTTTTCTTTTTTTCATTTTACATCGGTATTACATGTACTGAAATTAAATAAAAAACACAATTGTTCTAAACATAAAAAAATCAATTTTATTTTGAAAAGTATAAAGAAATATAAAGTTATTTGCTACTAGTTGCAATATTATCTTACCCACAACTTATTTAATTTTTCGTCTGATAATATGGATATGAGACCATATATCGACTTTGTTTTTCCCAAAAAATTTTGTATGATATCTCCCATTTTTTCTTTATTTCCTAAGTTATCAAGTAAACTATATTGGTAAAAACCGTCCAGTTTGATTTCATCATCGTTTGTAATGTAATCGCGTAAATGTTTTTTATTCTTTTTATGTGTAAATGTATAAAACGACAATGTTATTGCATATTGAACTGTCAATGAATCTTTACCCATTATTAATAAACTTATCATTTTTAATTCACATGTATTGTTCGCATGTTCAATGTCAATATCTGATAATACATATGTTACAATTTTACAAGTGTGTTGTTTAAAAATAAATTCGTGTATTATATATGTAGGTCTTATATCGTCTGCGGAAAATCCTATAAATTTAATTACTCCATTCGGTTCATTAATTATACCTTGGAATTGATATAGTTTTACATCTGTATTTTTATTTATAGTTTCATCTAGATCAATATTAGTATCTTTATTATCGATTGTAATATTATGTTGTTGTATTTTAATTAAATCATCGAATTTAATAAATTCAGTCATTATATTTATTATATTTTTATTATATTTATCAACGACAAGAGTAATATTTAAGTGAATTTCCAATAATTCTTCAATTTTGTAAAATCTGACGGTTTGTATCCATATTTATTTGTAGATGTTTTTATAATCGATCCGATTAACATATCATTAAGACATATATAATGATAAACTGTATTGCCATAAATATCTTCTATCATATCATTTGACCCATATCCCAGTAGTATCTTATATAATTCCTCTTGCCGAGTAATTATTGATAATATTAATATAGTTTCTCCTCTTATATTTTGTTCATTAATTCCGTTATTTATATTTTTATTTTTTAATTTTTCCAATATATTTTTTATATTGGTTGCTTTCTGACTATTAGATATTTTTTTATTTTTATTACTACATAAAATGTGAAAAAATGTTTCTTTATCGTTATTCTTTTGTAAAATATTTATGTTCAATGATAAAAAATAATCCATAGTATCATACAATAAAAGAGGTTTTATTTGTGCTATATAATGCAGTATAGTATTTCCGTTAAAGTCAATCTCATTAAATATGTTAACATTGTATTTCATCAATAATGTAACCATTTTTAAGAATACAAATGATGATTCATCCAATAAATTAACTACAAATGTATATAATGGATTTTTGAAAAATACCTTTATATCAATTCCAGAAATATTAGATTTTATCATATCGGATATATTGAATTGTTTCAAAATAAATAAAATCGATATATATTTCTTTTTTATAATCAACTGGGGAAATATGTATGTTATATAATTTTCTGTGTAATTTGGTTTTATTTCTAATGTTCTATATAAATCTATCAATTCATAGTGTAAAATGATGTTATCGAATTGATATTTTTCAATACTGCCACTAATTTTAATCAATACATCTCTAACATTATTGCTAGTATTTTTGACAAGTGTATTCTCTATGTTAACTATATTTAACATATAATGTACATTCTCATAGCCAATGTATTCAATATAGTCAACGATGTAATTAACATCACCTAATGCAAATAAGTTATTAAGCGTTTCTATATTAATCGAGTCTATAATATTACTCGTCGATTCTGTTATATTTATAGAACCAACTGAATTATATTTGCACTTCACTTTCGATAAAATGTCATACAATTCGTGTGCTAGAACACACTGTGCAAATAATAATGGATGTCTTTTGTATACATATTTGGATGCTGATAATGTAACAATAATATTTACTGCAGCTGATTTTATTATTAAATTATCTGACTTTTTGTATAGTTGAACAACACGCTCTATAGGAGTCAATCCATATTTAAGTCTTTCATGATAATTATTTGTGTCAATTAATCCTTTGTTATGTAAAGCAATTAATTTGTCATAGTTCAATTCATTAACAATATCATGAAGTAGATTTTGATTTTGATTTTGATTTTGATTTTGATTATTCATTTCATTGAAATAAATGTTTGTTTTCATCAGATTAGTATCATTTAATAACTTATATAGTTCTATATAAAACATATTTGTTCCGTAATACTCTGCAGTCAATCCATCATATCCGAATCTATAAACAGGATTTTGAATATCTAGTAACAGTTCTTTTAATGATGAGTAAATTGTTTTATTGAGTCTGATATTTTCATAACGTTCTGGATTAGTTTTAATAAGTTCGTTCAATTTGTCATAACATGATTTATCATATGTTGCTATATCGTAAAAAGATGGAATATTTACACATCGCACGACATTTTCTATTATTTTTCCAGAAATAACATACTTGTCAGATATTTTAATGAAATCATCTAAATTAATCGAGTCGATCATCTCCGTCTTATTCACTGCAATTTTATTTAATTTGGGTATTTCTGTTATAAAATCTAGTGGCCAAAGGATTTGTATTTGGGATATATCATCAGTTTGAGTATCTATTTTATTTTTTTGTTTGGTTTGTTTGGTTTGTTTGGTTTGTTTCATTTGTATTATTTGTTTTATTTGTTTTGGTTTTTTAATTTCTTGTTTTTGCTGATTTTCTAAATCTTTTATAATTTCATAAATTGAATTATCTTTTTTCAACTCGCGTAATAACTCATTTATATCCAATAATGTTATATCGTTCATATATCTTCTAATAATGTATGAATATTTATATGCTATTTATAAACTGTATAAATAAATTAAAAATACATTTAGAACGATTGTTTACTCGCCATAGTATTTATATCAAACATTGATGATATATGATTTTTTATTTGAGTTTGTGTTGCATTGACTTTAGAATTATCAAATGAAATCTTTACTGGATCTCGAGCCAAGGGACATGTCGAAAATGTTAGGGTCACATCGCCAAAAAAGGTAGCAACTACTTCATCTTTTAGTTCCGGAATAAAATCACATATAACATGAACCATTTTATCAGCAGCTCCTTTTTTAACAATATCGTTACCAAATAACCACCAGTCATGAGCAACTTTTTCTCTAAAAACATTTTCTGGGATACCAATACGACGACTTTGTTGTTCCTCCAATTCGTTTTCTATAGCTGTTACAAAATCTAAATAAGTGGTGACTTGCCTGATAGGTCCTTTTATACCTAGACTCATTTGATGTTGCATAAGTACTGAGGATTCGGTGACATATCTTTCCGGACAGGTTTGAAAAATAACAAAAGCCATTGACATCGCAGTATTTGCAATACACTTGACATTAACGCCATTTTTTGTTAAATCGTTTATAGTTCGGACTATTTCCATTCCACTTATAACACTACCGCCTCCCGAAATAATATATATGTATAATTCTTCGCCACTCTTATATTCAACAATCTCATTTATAAAATTAGAAGCAGTGATACCATTAATTTCACCACGCAAAGTAACTACATTGTCAGTAGTTAAATGGATAATATCATTTTTATTATTACTTTCTGCATGAACAAATTGTCCTAAAAGAATTATTACCAATAACCAAATAATTGTTTTCATTTATATTGTTTTGATTTATTTAATTGATGAATTATGTATATTATAGTGTATTTGGTGAAGCCATATTTGATTCAATTTTTTTAAAAAATTGAATCCACTATCACATTGAATTTGTTTATAAATTACAAATTTTAAGACAATAATATATTGTGATAAATCATGCAGCGTGATATTGTTCTTATTACTGATGCTTTATCCGTTGATCCTGATGATGTTTATACTATTATAATGTTAAGTGCATTACTAAAAAAATTTCTCTTCAATATGGTAGGAATAATTGCTACACATCATTTTGCAGAAATACGAGCAAAAGTTATTAAGGAATATATGGACGAATTTAAAATCGATGTTCCTGTTTATGTTGGACACGGTATCCCGTATAATACAACATATAATGAAACTTTACGTAACGAATTTTTAAACGAAAACGAACATTTTCCAACAAATGTTTTTGGTTTTCCGCTTGGAACATGTAAAGAAGGTGAACGATTATGGTTTCCTAAATTTGCCAGTGCATATCAATATATGTTAGGAGAAGATCTTATTTCCGGTAAATCTAAAGAAATTTTTCCTGATGGTGATATATTTTTATCTAATATTCTTAAAAATTATTCTCCAGAAAATCCCTTGATTGTTGTTTGCGTAGGTCCACTTCACGATCTTGCTAAGGTTCCTGTTGAGTTGTATCCTAATATGGAAATATAGGCGATGGGTGGCGGGTTTGATCAATATGATTCCATCAAAGAATATTTAGACAATAAAAGAGAAGACATTTTTGTAAAATCTCCAGGTTATAATTGGGGTATAAGTCCAACAGTAACAAATATTGTCTTAAAAAAATGTCAAGAATCAGGAACTAAAATAATGACAATTTCATCAGATTTCGTCAGACGAAATTCAATCGAAATAAAAAGAGAAAAAATTATTTTGACAAAAGCATCAGAATTTTATCATGCTTCACCCCTTCTTGTAAGTACTATAAAGGACATGGAAAACTCTAATCGCGGAAATAAATTAACTTCTGATTGTAAATATCTTTGTGATCCCCTAACTTTTCTACTGGCTTTATTAGGAAAAGAATCTGTCAAAACAGTCGATGTTGATTGTTCAATTAATGATTTTCAAAGATTTGAATCCTATTTAAAAGCAGATCATACAGTAATGACAATGACAAAACCTAAGGATAAATTACCAAATGTTTCCCTAATTTATGATTTTCGTGATGGTTTAAATGGTAATATTATTTCTGAAATGATTTGTGAAGAAATTATGAACGCCATTTGTCCTCATACCTATCTTCAGTTAGATGATCATATTAAAGATGTGACCAAAACAACACCATACGGATATCAACAGATACATGATATGAAATTCTTTAGTGTCCATAAAAATATTGGGAAAATAAATAAACAAGAGCTTATTGATACACTTGAATTTCCTAAAAATTCTGAAATACTTCAAATAATAGGTGATTCTGTTCGTTGTTTTTCATATGAAGGATCAGTTCGTCTTCAAAAATATTTTGAAAAGGAACTATGTGAAATAACTCCTGATGGCAAAATTTTACCAAAACCAATTATCATCCAATGGGGTCTTACGGGTTATTATCATGCCGATTTGTCTGGATCATATGGAGATATTAATGGTATTGTTAACAAACACATAGATAAATTTGAGCCGATGTCTATAGCAAATATCGTTGATTATCACACACCAAAAGCAATTAGTGAATGGAATTGTTCAATTTCCCGTCTAAACAGAAAATTTCTTCTTGTTCATAAAGAAAATGGAGCCAAATTTGGTGATGACACGTTCATGGACTCTTTATGTGATAGAACTATATGTGCCGAGGGCGGTATACAATCGTTTTTACAATCTGTTAACATTCTTCTAATGGATAAACAAATTGTTTTCATTCTGGGATTACGCACTGATAAAAACAAAGATTTATTTTCTTGTGCAGAATTTTTTGAAATGATTACGGATGAAAATGTATATAATTCATTAAAAGACTCAGATAAACAAACACAATTATTGAATCAATTTTATGATTGGTGTATTAAAACTAAAACACTTTTCGATTCAAAATCGTCTGATGCTGGCTGTAAACAAGCATTGTTTGATGAAGCATGGACGAAATTTGAACAATTAATTAAAACAGATTTTAAACAACTTTGCAGTTTTATTAATTTACAATAATTTAATTATTTAATTTATTCATAATATTTTCCACTTAATTTTTGTTCGCGGTCTTTTGCAGAATTTAGTTTATTGATTCTAGGTCTTTTATGTTTTGCCATTTGTGAATCCGTTCTAAATGTAACATTCAAAAATTTAAGGAAATGATTAATACCCTCACTAAATTTAACAGATTTATTAGCAATACTTTTTCTTTTATTTGTATCATGATCTACATATGTATCCATGAATACAACTTGTGAATTTAACTC